CTCCGCCTGATCCTTCTTCCCATCGACTGATTTGGGGAAAGTCAATCTCATCTCCAACGCTTACTACTTCATCTGGCTTGTATGCCTTAATGAACTTGGCGAGCGCCGTGGTGGCTTGCTCGTCATGGTATGGAGCTTGCAGGTCGCTAACGACCACTATAGTTTTCACTCAGGCCAAGTCCCGTCCAACACCATTAAAGCAATGGCGCTATAGTTGAGCATATCTAGGAAGCTATCGCGTAACGATTCGTTCTTTGCATCTTTGCCTGTATCGACAAGGTTGTTGATACGAGCGAACTTATCCCACATGCGCACACGCAGTCCGTTGAGTGGACCGCCAGGTGACTGAGAGATATTCTTAGGACCGTAATCGTGATGCTTCTTGAGAAGCAGGTTGCCAGCGCCATCGAAGATGGCCCACATGTTTACGCTAAAATCGTCTACTAATTCTTCAGTTAGCTGGATTTTCTCGATCATTCAACCTACCCCTTTTCATGGTCTTCTCGCCTTTGTATATATAATTATCTGTATCAGGATCTAAATCATAGCACACATATGTGATAGAAGTATCATCATATGAGATGGGCGATTCGATTTGGTCTAAGACCCAGAAGGCTAGCGATACTCGTCCGCCGTCAAGCGGGCCGCCGATAAATTCTTTCACGACTCTTGGCTGTAAATAATCGCAGGCTCGGAAGTATTGTGATCGTACTGGCTGGCTATCTTGATAGCGGCTTTAATCTGCGCCACTGCTTCGTCAGCGGTCTTAGGTACGCCGTATGCAGAGAGAGCGCCTATAGCATAGGCAGCGCCAGAGCCAGCAGCATAGATGTTGCGCTTGTCTCTAGCCCATGTCCAGTCATCACCAATGGCATAGATAGTAGAGCTAAGCGAGACGAGAATAGTGTTGCCTATATCTTTGTCTGGCGTGTAGCCAACATCTTCGTACTCAGCTTTCCACATAGGGATTAGCTCAGTAGTAAAGAACTTATCTAGCGCGTCTACGCTTGCATCGGTAGGCGGCTTAGGGAACGCGAAAGAGTGTTGCATAATCTGCGCTGTACGAAAGTCACCAGCGACAGCCAGGATGTACCCACTTTTTCTAAAAATTTTTCCAGCATTTTTGGGCAGGTCTACTATAACGCCGTCGTCAATGACGCGGCTGTCAGCACCAATGACAGACCAGCCGTTGCCCTGCACTCCTGCAAGAGTTGTCATGCGGCAATTCTATCATAGAACCAGTCCACACCATTGGCTAGATACAGATCATTCACGTCTTGATTGCCTGGCAGGTGAACTACGGTGGCTATATTCAGGTCTTCCTTGATACGCTTGGCTAGCTCCTGACCAGGGTTGCGACCATCTTCCTTTATGTCGTTATCAGCGAATATAAGTATTCTTTTATACGACTCAAATAGCTTTGGAAAGTGCTGCTTCCACTGAGAAACGCCAGCAACCCCAACAGCAGGTATGCCGACAAGACCACTAAGCACAACCGTGTCAAGCTCACCCTCGCAGATTGCGATTGTCTCTGACTTTTGGTGTAAATCCATGACATTAAATAGTCCTATCTTCTGCCCAGTGGGCCATAGATACTTGGGCGTACCGTCATCTAGTCGTCGGAACTTAATGCCGACCACGCCAGCAGGAGTACGGTAAGGGATGCTAAGCATGCCGACAGCCATCTCATGTCCAGCGCTAGGCTCCACGACGCTTCCAAGCTGGAAGGTACTTGCCACCTCTGGAGTTATTCCCCGCGCTTGAAGGTAAGCCAATGCCTGATCGTTTATGTTGTGTGCGTACCGTTGCGCTGCTTCCGTTAGCAAGGCTCTCTGCTCTGCGTTTAACATCACCAAACTCCTTTAAGTTCTCTTTACGTGCGACCAAATCATACACGTCTCCGAGTAGTTGGCACACTAGACAGTTGTACTTCTGCTCATCTAAGTTGTAAGCCGCGCTTGCGTGGCTGTCATCATGTACCACGCACTTGCATGGCACCCATCCATAACGATTCGATACTGATACACCGTAAGACTCAAGCACTGCTGCAAGGTCAGGCTTACTCATCATGTATCTTTGCCCACTGGTCCAAGGTCTGCACTACCCATGCTTGGTCAATGCCTGCCATGCGGCGCTTGACGATGACATAGGACGGTGGCACATCTTCTAGTCCTCTAGCCTTTGCATAGTTCTGCGCTTCAACCGTAGCTTCACGCCAGAACTGGGGAAGATCCATCTTAGCCGTTGCCTTTAACTCAAACACGTAGGGCTTACCAGCGACGATAAGAACAAGGTCACCCTCGTCATTAGCGCCTGCCCTGGCAAGCCTTTCCGTGATTGCCTTCGGTAGTCTTCCCCTAAACCACCGAAGAACATCTGTCTCAAACTGAGAGCCTTTGCGCTTACCGTATGTACTCACTCCAGCTCCTTCTCAATGACCGATTTAAGTTTGGCAAGCAATGACCATCTTTCTTCTCTGCGAAAAAAACCTTCTTGGGTCATGGGAATATCAACTAAAGTTGCCGTAAGCCAATCCTGTTCTTTTTTCATAAATTTCACTACTGCAAGTAAGGCATTGTGCTCCGATTCACCTATCGTCAAATCAGCGCTATGGTCAATATGGTTTAATTTTGCCAGTAACTCGTCGTATGTCATAGTCCAAGTATCTCACATAAGTCAGAGGCGTTGTGCTTCATAAGGAAACGACGCGCCAATGACATTTCCTCTGGGGTGTTGTCCACTAGGACAATATGTTCTGCCGTGACAAAGTAATCTTCTTTACTGGCCATACGCGTACCCAATCTGCTCTGTTGATCTGTAGTTATATACAAGCATGCGGGAAGCATCTGTCCATAGGGATACATACTGAGCGCCACTGGCACTGTTCTTAGCAAAGCGGTTCTTAACAGCCGCAATTCTAAACTCACCTGTATAGGGCAGAAGGGCTACGGTAATAATCATCTCAGGCAACTGAGAGATTTTACCTTGGATGGACTTGCGACTCGGTGGCATATCTGCCTGACCTTCACCTTCACTGGTGTGGTGTAGCAAAAATACCGCTGCCTCTGTCTCTCTAGCAATGTGGTGCATTGCCTTAGCTATCTCACGCAGACCAGACCATTCGTTTTCGTGCATAGACACAACGTTCATGGCATTGTCCACTATGAGCAGGTGGGGATACTCACCGTATGCTTCAGCATACGCGTCAATGGCTAGATAAATTTCGTCCAAAGTAGGTGACGGTGCAAAGTCAAACTGAAGGTGGCTAATGCTATCCAGTTGATCCGAATAGAATTGAGTGCCTTCTTCAGTGGCAAAGCCTTCTTCCACCGTTGATACTCTGTGACCGCTAATCATAGCGGCAGCGCGAATCGCAGTCGTGTAAGCATCAGTATCAGCGCTGATATACAGCGTTGGTACTTTCATATGAACGGCAAAGTGCAATGCCAACAATGATTTACCAGCGTTGGGAGCGCCAGCAATCATTGTCAACTGCCCCCGCCTGAACCTAATCCCTTCGTTCTGAAGCGTTGGGAATAGGTCAGGCAAGATAGCATGGTCATTGGTTGACTTAGCCGCTGCTTGCGACAGCGATAGCATTAACTATGCAGACTTAGTACGGCACTGGTTGGCGCGGTCAGGGCTGGTGCAAGAGTAGAAAGCGTTGTATGGCTTTCCTGTCTTGGATGACACACCACCTTGCACGAACTTCATTGGTCCGTGAACGCAGGTTGGTGTTGATCCTGCAATCTGTGGCTGAGCAGGTGCTGCTGCCACTGGTGCTGGTGCAGACTTAGCTGCCCACACTGGCTCGTCTGATGCTACTGGTGTAGCGTTCAAGCCAACGACTGCATTGCGTACACCATTGGCATTAGCCAATGAGCCAGAGACTGCTGCGATTTGCGCAGCAGAGTCTTGAATGTTTGCCAGCGCTGCATCCAGTTCAGCCGCATCGTCAGCGTAGATGTTGATAAGCGTTCCGTCAGCCAACTTAAAGTTGACCTGGAACTTGGTGTTGTTTTGTGCTGCCATGTTCTTTCTCCTTATTTTGCTTTAGCTAGTGGGTCAAAATCTTTGGCCAATGGGCCACCGACGGCGTAACAATATTCCTTTACGCCACATGTGCGACACGACATGCCGACATTGGGTAAAAAAATTTCTGCCTGTAAGCCGCGTTCAAACTGGGCAAACATCTCCGTTAATACAGGAATGGTCC